GCATAGCAATCCAGACTCCTTCTTCGCTAAGTTGCTTTCAATGCAACTAGTGAACACGGGTTTTACTGGTACGGGAATCAAGTACCGTGCGCGAGGCAGACGCATGAGCGGCGACATGAACACGGCTATTGGAAACATTGTAATAATGTTGATCCTGATTAGCGCGTTCATGCGCCACCACATCAAATGCCCAAAGTGGGACGTTCTCGACGACGGTGATGATTTTGTTCTCATCATCGAATCATCGTGGACTCATCGACTCGTCTCAGAGATGGCCGTTTGGCTCACCTTTGGGATGGAAATGAAGGTCGACACACCTGTGGTTGAGGTGGGTCGCGTAGTGTTTTGTCAGTGCTCTATTGTGGAGTTTCAAACGGGAAAATTTAAGTTCGTGAGAGATTATAGAGCGGTGATCAGTAAGTCACTATGTGGGAGCCGGAATTGGGATAATAAGAAGTATCGTCAACGAGCTATCGGTGCCATTGGTACCTGCGAGTTGGTTCTCAATTTGGGCGTACCAGTCCTTCAGGCATTTGGTCAATGCCTCGTCAGAAATGGATGTGGGACCAGAGATCTACGGCATGCGCCTGCTAACCTTGCAGTGCGGGCGCTCCGCGATCTACGTGCCATCGGTGTGAGCATCGATGACTTAACTCCTCAACAAGTTCAGCCGTGTGCTAGACTTTCTTTTGCCCTTGCTTTCGGATTGGATCCGGTGAAGCAAGTGGAGCTTGAGAATTTCTTCCACGGATGGGTCATCAATTTCGACCAAGTAGCCGCGGTCGAATGCGAAATTGAGCCAGTGTGTTGGACTATGTTCAACACTGTTGAAGAGCGTTGTCCCGTTTGGAATGACTAAACGATCCAAAACATCCAAGAGACAATCCAAGGGCAAGCCTGCAAGCAAGCCCAAAGTGAGCAGCAACACTTCAAATGCTGCAAGACAAAATGTGCTCCGCGCGCCTACCGCTCGGGCTGTAGAATTTTCATCTAGTAGCTATCGTCCTTCGAGAGCTATCCCCACTAACCTACACGCCAGATTGTGTGGTATCACAGACCCTTTCTGTGATCATGCGCGTTCATCCAAATTCCCGGACAACAACACCCTTCGAACATTACCATTCTTTGGTCATGGTCGATTTCAAGCAGCAACCAGTGCTGGTGGCGATATAGCTATTCTATTCGTTCCGGCCTGGTCTTATCAATATGCTGTAGCGACTGTAGCAGGTGTTGCTGCCACGTACACCACTTTTACGGCCACTCTTTGGTC